AATGCTCCACAACCTAAATATGTGGAAGATGATAGAAGATTATTTATTTAAAGGAATAAACAATGCCAACTCAAGGAGCTTCCATTACTGTACAAGGTGGCTTGGATTTAGTTTCAAGTTCACATGCTTTATTTAGAACTCCTGGTGCTGCAACTAAATTACAAAATTTTGAATCAGCTACAACTGGTGGATACAGAAGAATAAGTGGTTATCAAAAATGGGGAACTACAAGTGCTGTAAGTCCATCTGGAACTGCTACTGATTTAATACATGGAATTAAAAATTATAATGATGGTGTATTAGTTGCTCAAGCAAATGATTTATTTTGGAGTAATAGTGGTACATCGTATGTTCAAATTAATAAAGATACATTTGTAGCAATATCAGGAACTGTTAGTATTAGTTCTGGTTCAGCAACTGTAACAGGAACTAGTACTACATTTACAACTTCTTTGCATGTAAATGATGTAATTAAAATTGATAATAACTATTATCATATTCTTTCTATTCAAAGTGATACAGAATTAACTTTAGATATAAATGCAAATACTACCACTACAAAAAATGGTTTAACTTTATACAATAGTGGAATAACTTCTGGTTCATTAGCTTCAGCAACAACTATTACAAGAACAAATCAATCTAATGTTCAGTTTATTAATTTTGAATCTGAAGGAAATGCTGGAGCTATTTATTTTGTAGATGGTCAAAATAAAATAGGAGAATTTCAAATAGATTCTGATGGTTATCATTTTTTAGAAATTGAAAGGTCAGCTCCTGAAAAATGTAAATTTATTGAAAAGTTTGCTGAAAGAATTATAGTAGCTGGTACTTCTGATGCTCCTAGTACAGTTTATTATAGTGCTAGATTAAAACCTTGGGATTTTGAACAAGCATCTTCAGGTTCAATAGATGTAGGAGATGTAGTAACAGGTATAAAAGTATTTAGAAACTCATTAATTATATTTTGTAAAAACAGTATATATGAGTTGACAAACCTTGATTCTACTCCTATAATTAAATCAGTAACTAAAAATATTGGTTGTGTAAGTGGTAATTCAATTCAGGAGATAGGTGGAGATTTAATATTCTTAGCACCTGATGGATTAAGAACTGTAGCAGGTACAGCTAGAATTGATGACGTTGAATTAGGTTCTATTAGTAGAAAAATTTTACCTTTAGTAAATGATTTAATAAATAATTTTAGTATTTATACAATATCAAGTATTGTAATTAGAGAAAGAAGTCAATACAGATTATTTTATTATAAGACAGGTGAAGCTGATTCTGGACAAAGAGGAATTATAGGAACATTTAAATATAGTTCAGAAGGTATTCCTGCTTTTGAATGGAGTGAAACAAAAGGTTTACCTGTAAAATTTTGTACTTCTGATTTAAATAGTACAGGTACAGAAGTTATTTATCATGCTGATGAATCTGGTTATTTATATCAACATGATACTGGTAACAGTTTTGATGGTGATAATGTTGTTGCAGAATTTCAAACACCAGATATGGATTATGGTGATAATGGTTTAAGAAAAAGTTTATACAAAGTAAAAGCTAACATTGAACCTGAAGGAATACAAAACGATTTAAAATTAAGAATTAGATATGATTTTGATAATTCTGAAGTTCCACAACCTAATAATTTTAATGTAGGTAATTTAAGTTCTCCAGCACAATTTGGGAGTGCAGTATTTGGTACAGGAATTTTTGGAGCATCTACATTACCTAGTAAAAGTATTATAGTTCATGGTAGTGGATTTTCAAATAGTTTTAAATTTTTTAGTGATGATACTAATTCTCCTTATTCAGTAAACGGAATGTTTGTATCATTTATAGCAGGAGGAAGAAGATAATATGGCAGGATATACTAGACAAAGTTCATTTGCAGATGGCGATACAATATCAGCATCGCTGTTTAATAATGAATACAATCAACTCTTAGCAGCTTTTAATAATTCAACAGGACATAAACATGATGGTACTGCTGCTGAAGGACCTGTTATAGGTTTAATAGGAGATGCAGGATTAACAACTCCATTAAATAAAATTCTTATTGATACAACTAATGATGAAATAGAATTTTATATAGATATATCTGGTACTTCAACATTACAATTTAAACTTATTGATGGTGCATTTGTTCCTGCAACAGATAATGATATTGATTTAGGAACATCTTCTTCTGAGTTTAAAGATTTATATATTGATGGTGTAGCTTATTTAGATTCAATAGCTATGCCTACAACTACAGTTACTGATATATTAGATGAAGATACAATGTCATCTGATAGTGCAACTGCATTAGCTACTCAACAATCTATTAAAGCTTATGTTGATTCACAAGTAACTGCACAAGATTTAGATTTTCAAGCAGATACTGGTGGTGTACTAAGTATAGATTTAGATTCTGAAACATTTACACTTACAGGTGGTACAGGTATTGATACAAGTGGTAGTGGTAATGCAGTTACATTTGCAATAGATTCTACTGTAACTACATTAACTGGAACACAAACACTTACAAATAAAACTCTTACAACACCTGTTATTTCAAGTATTTCTAATACAGGCACACTTACTCTTCCTACATCAACAGACACATTAGTAGGTAGAGCAACAACAGATACATTAACTAACAAAACAATTGATGTAGATAATAATACAGTTTCAAATATTGAAGTAGATAATTTTAAAGCATCTGCAATTGTTTTAGAATCTGAAGGTATAGGTTCTAATGATAATGATACAAGTCTTCCAACTTCTGCTGCAGTAAAAGATTATGTTGATACTCAAATTACTGCTGAAGATTTAGACTTTCAAGCTGATACAGGTGGAGCATTATCAATAGATTTAGATAGTGAAACTTTAACATTTACTGGAGGTACTGGTATAGATACTTCTGGTTCTGGAAATACTGTTACATTTGCTATTGATTCTACAGTTGCAACTTTAACTGGAACTCAAACATTAACAAACAAAACTTTAACAACTCCAACTATATCTTCTATAGTTAATACTGGAACTCTTACATTACCAACTTCAACAGATACTTTGGTAGGAAGAACAACAACAGATACTTTAACTAATAAAACTTTAACAACTCCTATTATTTCTAGTATTTCTAATACAGGTACATTAACATTACCTACATCTACAGATACATTAGTTGGAAGAGCTACAATAGATACACTTACAAATAAAACTTTAACTAGTCCAGTTTTAAATGGTTCATTATCTGGTACTGCATTTTTAGATGAAGATACTATGTCTTCAGATTCTGCAACAGCAGTAGCATCACAACAATCAATTAAAGCATATGTAGATTCTCAAGTAGCAACAGCTAATGAATTATCAGAATTAACAGATGTTAATATTACATCTGCTGCAGATGGTGCATTATTATTTTATGATACTGCTACATCTAAATGGATTGATAATGTAGTATCTGGTGATATTACTATAGCTGATACTGGTGTTGCTTCTATAGGTACTGGTGTTATAGTTAATGCTGATATTAATGGAAGTGCTGCTATAGATGCTACTAAGATACATGATGGTTCAGTAACAAATACAGAATTTGGATATATTGGTGGACTTACTTCAGACGCACAAACTCAAATAGATTCAAAACAAGCAACAATAGATGCATCAAATAGATTAAATGCTAATTTAATTCATGATGGTTCAGTAGATAATACTGAATTTGGTTATTTAAATGGTGTAACTTCTGCTATTCAAACACAATTAGATGCAAAAGCCACAAATGGTTTTAGTATTGCTATGGCAATTGCATTATAGTTTAATGTTGACTTTTTTAAAAAATTATAGTATAATAACAAACTAGGAGATAAATTAAAATGGCACAAAACTTTAGAAGATACACTTCAAACGATGTAGGAACATCTGCTGCAACATTATTTACTTCTGATTCTTATGACACAGTTGTAGGAATATCAGTAGCAAATATAACAGGTTCAGCAGTTAATTGTTCTGTCTATATCAATGATGGTGCTAATGATATTTACTTAATTAAAGATGC